TTAAGGACGCATGACCGCTTTATGCACTATCACAAAAGCGCGATCGCGACATTCACCAAAAGAGGAAACTATAATTTGTTTCTCCCTTTTGAGCGAGGCGGTCTGGGCTTCAACCCTCCCAAGGGTTTGGAGGTCCGTGTGACTCCCTTCCAACGTAGGTATGCTACCTTCATTGAGAAGAAATTCATGGAGGAACCTGGAAAGATCGGTAAAATTGCGTTGGTATCTGAGAAGAACTCGAGCCAACTCATTATGTTTCATCAACCACGGTGGGTAATTGGACCTAAGATTGGTCCGCAACCTGAATTCGTTGAACGGTCCACGGATCGTGAGGTATACACTCCCCCGCTTGCACTAGAAGGTGAACCTTCGGATAAGCCAAAGATGCGAGTGAGACATCCGTCTCACACGGTACTTCGCCAATTCCGAAAAGGAACCTTTAGGCAGATGGGAGGCTGTGTACGCACGTTCGCGTGGCAGCCACTTGAACAGATCATCCAACAGAAACCTGGTGAGACTCCGGAAGAATTCCGGTCTCGAACCATGAGTTTCTAGGATGACCAGTGATTGGGTCTCTATGTTAACTATCCAAAACGGTTTACTTCCGTACTAAGGTGTCTTGACATCGGAATGTCGACAGACTGCACGGATAGAGGTTGGTTATGGGAAGGAAGAAAGTTATTGATCTAAAAGTATCATGTAAAGAACGCTGTAAGCAGAGGTTGATTTATCCCTCATGCTCGTAAGACGTTGATGTACATTAGGATACTAAGACAATATGCCTTATCCTTATAATCGATCTTCATAGAGATGGACAGTCGCTCCTAAGTCAAGGAGGCGTCCAATACAAATGACTAAACAACGAAAGAATACAACAACAATGTGCATTCCCATGCCAAATTCAATCATAAGAAAAGAAACTAAAAAGAAAAAGAAAAGTTCTCCTAGTTCCAATCCTATATCTTATAACCTATCGTTACAGAGATCAGCTCCAAGCTGTTCTCGTTCCGCATTAGGAAAAGATATTATTGTAACTTCCTACGAAGTCGAATCGTCCTTTAAGGCGTACGACTACGCGATTAACCCTCGACTGGAAACTAAATTCCCCTCAGCCAATCTAATGGCGCACAGATACGATATGTATCAGTTTGAGGAATTAGCCTTCCATTGGTTTCCTACGACAGCCGTCTCCACCTCCCCAGGTATTGTTTTCCTGGGATGGGAGCCGAATTCGAACAGTGGTCCGCCAACGACGGTCGCCCAGATTAATGCTTACGAGCATCATGTCCAGGGACCGGTCTATAAGCCGATCACTTTGAGAGTTCCCAGATCTTTCTTGGGACCTCCTCGATACACTCGTAGTGGACCAACAGGGTCGGATTTGAATCTCTATGATACAGGCCGCTTAATTGTAGCCTCGGATCATGGTGATTCCAAATCTGGTTATGTGGAAGTTACTTACCGCATAAAGTTCATGAATTACCACCTCGAAAGATCTTCGGTGGTTCAGAACCGTGCGGCGGAACTTATTAAGCTGACAAATCAAACTATTACTAAAGACGTAACCACTACTGTTACCTTCACGTTAGGTGAGGATTTCAATAGTGACGATACGATTAGTATGGTCGGTGAATCGGGAAAATGTATACTCCCGCCCGGCAAGTATCTTGTCACAGCTTATGTGAATTTATATAATGATGCTTCCACAGAATCAACCAACTACTCTGCTTTTATAGTTCTAGACGACACGGATCTTGATCCAGTCGCAGAAGCTTATACCGCAGGAACTTCTGGTGATA